AAACATTCTGTATAGAATTTTTAGCTATACATCCTACTCCTTCCGAAATCTTCGTAACTAAAATTAACTCAGAACCGCCAACTAAACTAACTTTATAAATACTATTGGTAAGAAAAATAATTAAATTGTCATAGAGTATCCCAAAACCTTCTATTTGCTGCCCACCTTGAGTAGCTATATCAACATAATCTGCATTTGTCCAAGTCCCTATTGTCCCTACATTAGACCATCTAATACGGGTAGTGTAAGCAGTTCCGTTTTCTGTGGTATTACCAAATATGAGATAATTCTTCCACCAAACAATACATTTTGCCTTCTGGATGGGATTAGTAAGTCCTGTCCAAGATACTGTTGTCGCATTACCTGTGCCTGTCCACCTGATTGGAGCGTCTACTTCATTAGTTCCAATAGCATTATCCAATGCGGTAGTCCAAGTAAATTGATTATTTTGCCCTTCAGTTATAAGACTAGTCAAACCGCCTGTTATATCTGCCCAAATCCCAGAATTGTCATAAAAAATCTTGTTAGCACAAGTAGCAATTAAATAGTTAGTTCCACTTGAAAGTCGTAATTCATAAAGACCTGTTACGGGTTCAAAGGAATCTGATAAATCGTTAGTATCTAATGTTTCATTTTTAAGGGAATTACCGTATCTTTTATCAGCAGTGCCGTCTAGATTAAGAGTAATATTCTGAATATCAGCAGCACGGCCATCTTTAACCTGTAGAGGGTCTGAAGTATCATCTAAACCAAGATAGGGGATAGTCCCTTCCACAGGGAATTCTTTTGAGTCGGCATATATATTAGTCGCTAAAAAATAAATAGATAAAAATATCAGCGTTTTTTTCATTATTTTTTTCATTTAAAAAGTTATCCCAAACCCCTCTCCATAAAATCCGCTTCCTACGCTATCAGATAAGCTTAAATGACCCATGTAGAAGTCTTTATTATGGCTTACTAACATAGGTATATAATCAGGTAATTGCAAGTCTGACTTAACCATATTTCTTACCCCTGCGGCATACATAGCTTGCGTAGTGTTAAACAATGTTTCTTTCGGTTGATACTGATAGACCTTAGCCATCGTTCCCAAACGGACTATCCAAAGCCATTTTTCATCTATGTCAGGAACATCGTTATCACCTTCTAATCGCCGTATCCGAGTAAAATATTCTAACGAAATTGTAATAGCAGACCCAGGTATAGGATAAAAACCTATGATTTTAAACCTCGCCGTTCTCTCGGTAGGGGTTAATTGGACTAAAGTCGTATCGCCTGTGGCTTTGCGAACAGTGATAGTGCCTGTAGTATCAGCTGATTTAGATACTCTTAGAACATCGTCTGCATTCCAAGTGATAGTTCCTGTTACGGCAGTTGTTCCATTTAGGGAAATACTCTCAGTTTGAGGCAAACCATTGCTGTCTTTACCAACTAATCGTATTGTTTGAGTAGTATCTGCGGAAGATGATGATAAAATCTCTACGGTGTCATCAGCTGATAAACGAACCGCTACCCCTTCCTCTTCCCACAACCGATAATAAAGTGGATTACCTGTCCCTGTGGGATTTGGCAAATAACGATAGAAAATCTCATCAGGCAGATATCTAAGTTTAACAGGGCTTGCGGTCTGCCTGATTAAACTTATTTTGTCTAAATCTCTTGGTAGTTGATAGAATTCAGTATCAGCCACAGTTGAAATAGTAGTTTTGCGTCTATTGAAAGACCACAAATGATTAAATCCCCTTGCGCCTTTCTGCTCAAAAGCCCAGCCAGGGTCGTTGATTTCTTGCTGAACCAAATTGATAAAATCATTCATCATAACATCTGTAAGTTGCGTTTCTCTTGTATCAGTTTTTACCCTGTCTCTTATTTCTTTTAAAGTTCTCATAAATTTTTCCTTTACAATTTCCTTGACAGATAGGTTAATATTTGAAATTGTTTAATAATAGATCTGAACATGCTAAATTTCATTTAACTCCTCATTTTTAATCACGTATAAAAAACTATAGCTCATCATCCCCATAAAACTCATTAGCCATAAATGTCCACAAAAATTAAATAATCCCAATAAACAAAATCCAAAGAATATACTTGCAAGGCGAATAGTCAAATCATTGTAAGATATTCTGCTTTTAAGTTTAATAAAATCTTTAAAATATTCATATATACACCATAAAGCTAATCCAAGGCCTATAAATCCTGCTTCTATTGCAAGTTGGTAATATTCTTGATGCAAATGACGCCAATAACTCTTAAATTGTATTTTTAATAAACCAAAAGTTCCTAATCCGTGTCCAGTAATAGATTTTTGTTTAAAAGTTTCATAAACGCTTTGCCATACTTCCCATCTACCTTCAAAATTAAAAAACGATTCATAATTTTGAAAAATGAAAATTCCGCCTATGATTGCTAAAATTAAAAATACTAATAAAAGAAAATCATATCTTTTAAAAAATAAATAAAACCCTATTATACCCATTCCAACAATAACCGCTGATGCAGAATAACTTAAAATAATAAAAAGCCACAATAACGCAAGAGCCAAAATATTTAAAGCATTTTTCTTAAAAAAAAATGGCTGGCATAATGCTAAATAACCAGCTAAATGAGATACATTTCCGATTGTTCCTACTATTTGGTCAGGAGCATTTACCACTGAATAATGTTTAAAAAATTGGTCTAAATTAAATTTTTGAAGCGCACAATAAAAAAGTAACACTATAATACTATAAGAAAAATATTTAAATATCTTTTTTATATTCTTTATATCTAAAAATTCAATACTTAATTTATAAAATATAATAAAGCAAAGAAAGTTAAAAAAAGGAAAAAATAGCCTTATGGGCATTTGCCCTATCTGCGCAAAGAATTGATACCAGCCAAAACAAGTTAATATTCCTAACCATAATGTAAAAAAAGCGAGAGAGTTATTTTTTATTTTTATCTGATTTGATTTTTCAAGTATAGATAACGCAAAAAGAACGGATAATCCTGATTGAAAATACATCCCCGTTCCATTCCAACAGCTTACTCTTCTAAAGAAAAAATTACCAAATGGCATAAGCGCTATGAAAATTAAAAATATTATTTTATATATCATTTAAAATATTTATCTTTTTGTTTAGAATAACATTCATTGCACATTATCTTTTTAAGATTTACTAATTTATAAATATAAGTCCCTTTTGAACAATAATCACATTTAACGCCATTGAAGTAATATTTATATCTGATTTGATTACCTCTATCCGCGTAAGGAGAAGGATATATCTTTCCAGCGCAGCCTGATATAAAAAACAACAATATAATTAAAAAAATATATCTCATAAGCATAAAAAAAGGGGAAGGGACGAGCCTCCCCCGCAAAGATTTATCGTCTTAATTATTAGTCAGCCTGAACCGAAGGATTAACGAATACTACTACTAAATCCGTTCCGCCTTCTGGACTATCTGCTGCTGTATTGGCATCTACAGACCAACCAACCACCGCATCATCAGTAGATGTATTTGAGTATGGGCCTAAAACTCCAGCAGTCCCCGATGTAGATAATGCTAAACCTGCTGTTACTGTTCCAGTCGCTCTGGCTTTAACTGGGCCATATATACAAATTGCGCCAACTGATTGATTGGGTATAGATGGAGTAACTGTTATACCTGCCACAGCAATATTGTCAACCGTTGTAGTCGTGGTTACAAACATTTTGCGAAGATCTAAATCATACATATCGCTATCTGTGTAATCCCACACTACTATTGAACCTGACGTTAGAGCAGACCCAGAATCGTTAAAGACTTCCTGCGTCCATATTTCAGGCGTATTTGTAGGATCAGTTGCTAAAGGTATCCCTGACGAATAAGCATTTCTTGATAACCCCAATAACAAGGCTATCAAGGTAAAACTCAAAAGAAATTTCTTCATAAAATATCTCCTTGTATTAGCCCGTAATTGTTGTTATAACCCCGCTTGTTCTCCTTGAACCAGTGGTCAAGTTTCCAACTAAATACATCAATGCTGTCTTTGATAACTGATTGTGAGTTTGCTCAAAAGCTGTAACTTTCATATTGGCCTGCTTAAGAACCTGCAACCACAAACTATCAGTGTCTATCATGTAAAGATGTGAAGCTGGAGCATTATCATCAAACATAACAGGCATTGCCGCATACTGAAGATTCAAAAACCCTGCGTCAGCTAATTCAGTATTTGTATATCTAATCTGTGATGCAAGCCCGATTTCATACAAACCGTAAATTGCCTTTGTGGTTAAAACGGTTTTGGGGCCACGCCTACCGAAAGTGCAGTTATTAAGTAATGTGTTCAAGGCTGATATACCTTCTTGTGAGGTATTAAACGCAGTTACCGAAGCCGTAGTTACCTGATTTCTCCAATATGAATATGTAGATGGATTTATACCGCCTACATCTGTCTGCGTTGATGGACTATCGGAAATCAGAAACTGCAATCCATCAAAATCATCTGCTACACTACCAGATGCCCAAACCTGATCTCCTAATACTTCCGACATTGACAATTCTGCCGCTAACTTTATATCATCCGCATAATCAAGGAGCTTCTCCTTGTCTCCTGCGTTTTGCGCTTCCTCTACTGTAGACATAACCAAAGAACCAGCCACAATCTTAACAGGAAATTCTGCTCGTGTCTTATCATCCATTATTGGAGTATCTATTACGCCAAGTTTTGGATAAGATTTAAAACTGGTATTGATTAAATAGTAAAGGGGATGAGTAAATGATTTACCGCCAGAAACTTCCTTAACGTTCTTCTTCTTTTTCAAGATATAAAGAAGCGCATTATTGGTAGTAATGTTGTCAAAAATTTCGGAAGAGTGACTTTGTAGGGTCTCTGTAGCAACTCTATCAAAATTCGTATTCACTCTTATAGTCTCCTTTTTAGAAGATAGGGGCTAACGAACGTTTGCTTCTGCTTAGTCAAGTCTTTCAGCCATTTCTTCTCTAAAACTCTTTTTAGGAGCAGGTGTAGCCCCTACTGGGATACTTGCCGAAGTTTCCACATTGGCTTGTCGTTTAGCCGCTATCCGTTGTTTAAATTGCTCTTGACCCTTAACTTCAGCATTTCGTATTCCTCGCGGCCCCATAACTGCCCAATACGCATCATCGGAATTATATCCTTGAGATATTTTTCCAGCGATAGAAATTTCTTCTGGAGAATCTGGCTTAACATCAGGATGTTGAACTCTAAATTGTTGAACTCCAATTTTTGCAAGTTCCATCCTTCCCGCTTCTATAGAAGGAGCTATTTGTCTAATCTTGGTATCTGCAATTTGAGTAGCTCGTTCTTCAATTCTTTTATCAATTCCCTGCCAGAATACTTTTTCTTCTGCTGTCATTCCCTGATACGGATCTTGCTGAGGCTGTTGAAATATAAGTTGCTGCTGCCTTTGGTTAATAAGCTGCTGCATATTATCGCGCAGAAACCTATTTTCGTCTTTCAGCTGCTTAAAGCGAGGATGTTCGGGATGTCGAGGGTCATCAAACCCAATTTTTTCCTCAGTTGGTTCTTGACTTTCGGCTTGTTGCGGAGTTGCCGTCTCCGTGTCCTGAACGTGCTGAGTTTGTTCTTGTGCTTCTTCATTCACCTCTGGCGAGGAGGCTATTGCCTGCGCCAATGCAGAGGACGATTCCTGCGTTGCATCCTGTTTTATTTCTTCCATTTGCTTTTCTCCTATTCGTTGGTAAGGAAACGACCCTTAATAACTATAAGGCGTTATTAAACCTATATGTTTTCCAGTATAGAGCACAACAATGAGAAAATCGTTTTTCCTAAATCTTCGTTATCTTTGTATCCTTCTATCGTTACATAGCAAGCCGCTTTTGTTATTCCCAAATTCTTTAATGCCTGTATCCTTTGATTTCCTTTATATATCCGTATTAAGTGGCATAAAGTTTCTTCTAAGGTTATATTGACTTCAAGCGGTTTTCTAAGCCCATTCTTTTTTATATCTATAACTAACTTCTCTACCGATTTGCCATTATCTTTTGGAAAAGAAATCTGCGTTAAAATATCTAAATCTAAAACAAAAGGTCCAACTCTCTTTTTCCAATTCGTTTCGCCAAGCCGCATTAGTATCCTATTGGCGCAAATCCCTTAGATGCTACTGCGTCTATACCCCTAATACTACCTTTGTTTTTACTGGCGTAAAATACCTGCTTACCCTTCTTCTTGCCGTAATGCTTATGCATTGAAGCCATCACCTTGCGGCCTTTTTTTGTTAGTGGCATTTTCCCTCCACGATGAAATGTAGTTTCTGTTTCCTCTCGTGTCCAGCTCATTTTACTGGATTAACCGTCCCTCTTGAAAGGTGCTTCGAACACTCTGGCCTATCTTTCGCTCCAACTGCACCCGCCCTTGGCCCTGTTGATGGCGTAGATCTATTTCCGTCCGCTCTTAGGCTGCGACTTCCTTTCGCTTCTTTCATATCTCTCCCCCCCCCTATATTATTTGAAAATAATTCTTCATAAAATTCTTTGCATTTTCTATCTATATTTATAATATGATGACGGCTTAACACCTGGGATTGAATAGTATCTCTTCCCTAAACCCGCCTCTGGAACATTGAGATCACCTACACTATCAGGCGCTTTTTGGCAAATCTTGTGTTCTCTCATAAAAGCTTTTTTTTCTGAAAGAGAATTAAACTCTCTGTTTAATGCTTTATCAAAATATTTTGTTTGACCTTTAGGAAACCATACGGGCCCGTTAAGCCCTGCATTAGGGTCATGAGCAGAATTATTTACTTTAATCCATTCTTTTGCATCTGGGTCGTATTTATATGTTCCGTGAGAACCTTTTTGAAAACCTTCCAATATACTCATTTTATTTTTAACTTTTCAAACCGTTTATCAATATCATCCATATATTTATCAATATCCGCTATATTTTCCATAAGACGCACGCGAAGCATTTGAAGTTGTGATATAAGCAAATCTTTAAGCATACTTTTATTAGACAACTTACGCAATACCTACACCTTGCCCTTTTTCACCAGCCTGCCCGGAAAGTATATCCGCTATGTTAGGAGGCTGGGGACTACGTTGCGAGTTCATATTCGGCCCTGCAGTGCCAGCCTGGGGCATTTGTGGAGATATCAAACCAGTGGACTCGGGGCCTATAGGTTGAATGATTTTGCCTACATCTGTAAAAACATAAGGGAATAATTCAAGATATTTCTTACCAAACTCTGCCAAATTTATCTTATACCCTTGCATTTGAAATGCCTGCATAACGCCTTGTTGAGCCAAGAGCCCACCAATTCTCTCTACCTGAGTCCTTAACACTGGCAAGTCTGGCTTTTCTATGGAAGAGACGTCTATTTTGAAGGAATACTCACCCTTGATAAGTTTTTCTTTAAGCTCTGAGTCAATAGGCTTCATCCAGTCATATTTAGGCATACCAGTTGTTTGGTCTATTGCCCCTTCTCCTGAAATAAGTTGAATTTCCTCTAAATCAACAAATTGCTGAATAACCTGCCATAATTTACGAACTTGCCTATTAGAAAACTCAGCCACAAGGTCAAACTTATCGGACATTCTTAGGTTCTGCCCAGCTTGCCCTATTTGTGCTTCTGTAGCAGTCTGAGCATTAGTCATACCCATCAGTTGAGCACGGGTTAGGCCTGTCTCAAATAATATGACTTCAAGTATTTTATCTATAAATAGCGTCATATCGGCTTTAACTTGAGTAAATGAAGCTTCTTTGACTACATCGTTAGGATTTTTATTACAATTTACTATTGCGCCTACGTTACCGTCTCTTAAAGCCCGTTGTCCCTGGTCTGTAAGAGCGGTTTCGTCCACAAATATCTTGGGGACATACTTATCTATCTGATCTAATATCGAATCAAAAGTTGAAGACATTCTATCCTGAAGCCCTTTTATTATATCTATATCAGATTTAGCGTAAAGTTTATGATTATGTTTATTAAAATACAGGACTTCGTATTGGAATCCGTCTATTTCATAAATACTTGATTCGTGTCTTAGTGCTTTAAACTCTCCATCCTTAGCGAGAGTAAGCACGTTTATGCCTTTATCAGTTTTGTAATGGACTTCGTAGAGGTTTATAGTCTTAAAATTATCTATCTGGGTTTCTGAGATATCCTTTGTTAAGTTTTCAGATACTGACGAGCCGCTAAGTTTGGATGTATTTGAATAATTCGTATTCGATTTAACATCGGAAAGCCTCTTCGTAATCCTTTGACAAACCCAACGTGCGTTATGGATAGAATTCGCCATAGGATCTATAACGAAATCAAATGGATTTACCCAAATCACATAAGGGCTTTCGCTTCGTATGTATTCGTTAAGTTCGATGTTTTCCTTAACAGGATGCCCCGCCTGCCAGATACTTCGCGACGAGACGTTTCGCTTATCGATGCTTCGCTTCTCTTCTGGCTTTGGTTTTCGTAAACCAAGCATCTCTAAAATACCCCGGGTTTTTTCTTTCTCTCTTGTTTTTTCAAGATTATCATCAGGAATGTCAGAGCCGAACTGAGTAGCATAACCTATCTTACAAATCCCCATCCCCAAGAGATAAGTATCAAATACTACCTGACGATTAACGGATTTAACGTCAAGCTCGTCATAATAATAATTAAGGCACGCTGCGGCGTAAGGGGCTGATTGCTCATCTTCAATTCTTTTAGGTGTTGCGGTTATATATGGATTTCTCCACGAAAGGGTTGGAACGACATTTTTAACGATAGGATGGATTATGTTTATAGTGGCTATAGAAAATTCTGGATTATATTCCTTTAAGAGCTTTCCTGAAATGCCTGTCTCGAAATAATCTATGTTCTCACCAGCCTTTTCACATTGATTATATTCATACCTGCCAAAATTATCGTTTCGGAATTTCTCTCCCTGCGAGATTTCGTTACGCCAGCGGGAAATCTCATCATCAGTTATTTTAAGCATTTTTTAATACTCCTTCTTGTGCTCTAACCTTTTGTAACTCGTTTAGGCAATCTCTAAATGAAACCTCTTTTTTTGGGACAGTTCTGCCTGTAGTTTTAAAATCCTCAGGGCTTATGGCTTCGCCGTCTATTTTTTCTTTTAGGACAGCCGTTCCCTGATAAACCAGATGTTGGGTTTTTAAATTCGTAAATTGGCATATAAATGCGCTTTTATTGCATTTTGATTTATATAAATCAAAATCTTCTTTAGATACCAATATATACTGGCCAATAGGTTTCGTTATTATTTCTCCTTTATAATAACGTGGTCTGGAATAATATTTGTTCCCTTGGGCTGTTCAAGATGTTCCGCTTCAAGAGTCCTCGAGTCAAGAGGTTTTGCTTCAAGAATCCTCGCTTCTTGTTTAGGATAATTCGTTACGTGCGGCTTTACTGAAAGCGAAGCATTATCAAGCGAAGCATTATCAACAGGCTGTTTTCTTTGATGATTTTTCATTAAGAGTTCCTTTCTTTTAAACTTATTACATTCAATCGGCCTTGAGAACACAATCCCATTCGGGCCATAAGGGGCTAGCATAGGCGCGTTAGCCCAATATTTCTTTTCACACCAAATCGATGTTTCGTTATGAGTTTTAAGATAGCAACATCTATCACAATATTTATCTTCTTGGTAGAGTGGGACTAACTCAGGCTTAATATCGTTTCTATGTTGCGTCTTAATCTTCTCGGTAATCTTTGATTTCTTTTTTCTAGATCTTCTAACCATCTTCTCTCTAATTCCGCGGGTGAGTTTTTAGGTAAGTTTGTTTTCTTTTCCTCTTGTTTTTTGTATAACGCATAGCTCATACCACTTAAAGCTAACGCTAAGCTCATAATCCCATCATCATGAAGCCCTTCAGGGGCAGTATAACGCAGCCGGGCTGACGGAAGTATTTCGTAAGTAAACGCTTTAAGCTCTTCTATGAGAAATTTCGTAGCGGAACAATCAGGTATCCCAATAAGCCCCTGTTCTATAGTTACGATAAGCCGTTCGATGAGCTGCTGTTTAGAGGAGTTAGAGAATTTAAAGCCGCGGGTGTTTATTCCCCAGTTACGAAGGTCTTCTTCTATCGGATCTCCTAAACCCGTTGAATCAATATAACATAGTGCGTTTCTATATTGTGAACAAATCATTTTAATATGCTGCTTCTGCAATGACCAGTCAACTTTATTTATTCGGTATATATGGACAAGTTGTGCGTCTGACTCTCTTATAACAGTTATAACTGTCCAATCTATGGATTTACCTAGGTCTATACCAATAGAATATTTTTTGTCTGGCTGTGCTATCTCTAAAGATCCTCTTAGACATTTAGATAAATTCTTAAAGACAGTAGCGTCGTCTTCTAAGAAATCAGCATAATATTCCTGACGAAGAATCAACTCTGGTGTTGTTTCTAAAATCACATTCCATTCTAACTGTGGAAAGAATGGATTACTAAATGTAGGATGCTGCCAGCTTTTTATTTCCTCATTAGGAGATTGCCCCTTGACATAAAGCTCATAGAACCAATTTCTGCCTTTAGGCGTAGATATAAATATACATTTACCCTCTTTATCTGATAGGGCTGGCCTTATGCCCATCTCCCAAGATTTGCGGGAGACCCTCGACGCCTCGTCTACGACGCAAAAATCAATCCCTGCCCCACGCAAGCCTTCGTCTTCTCTTTCTGCTGATTTAAACTCTATAAACCCAAACGGGTCTAAGTCCATACGCATATCAGTTATTTTCTTATCAGTGATGGCATCTTTAAGAACCTGCTCAGCCAACATCCAGTCTTCACGCACTAGGGGAAATGTAGGAGCAACAATCCATCCCCTTTGCTGTTTTCTTGTTTGAACCCATTTCTGATAAATCATCTCAAATATGCCACGCATTGCTAATATTGATTTCCCCCAACGACGTCCGCAGGAAAGAACGCGAAATCGGTGGTTGTCTAAAAGAATTTCTTTCTGTAAACGATGAGGTTCTAATAAAGAGATTTGCTTTAGCATTGTTTGTTGTAAGCTGTCTATAAGCTGTAAGCTGTAGGCTGTAGGCTATAAGCTGTAGGATATAAGCTATAGGCTGTAAATTTCAAAATTGGGGTTATTGTTTGCGTAACCATATCTATATATACATTTCCCACGCGGTGGGGTAGGCGTCACCCTTCATCTACTACGATGCCCCTAAAACTCACCACGTTGGCCACAGTTAAACAATCTACCATTCTAACGACCCTACCATCCCCTAACCAACAAAATGCGCTTAAAATGCCATTTACGGGCATTATAGAGCAAAGCTCTATA